TTTTCTTGAGATTTTTCTGAAAGACAACCGGCTGCAGATAATCGAGGCCCACGACCTGGTCACGCCGCAGGACCGAATCGGATACAAGGGCCGGCGCGTGGTCGGCGGGGTCGAGACCGACTCTTCCGGCCGCCCGGCCGCCTATTACGTCCGCGACCCGGCCGCCGCCTCGCGGTACGGCTACTCCGGCTGGATCGGCTCGTACAGGGACGCCCAGCGGATCGACGCCGCGGACGTCAACCACGTCGCTGCCCGCACGCGGTTCAGCCAGACCCGAGGCGTACCGGTCATGGCCGCCTCGATCGGCGCGCTCGAGCGGCTGGACGGCTATCTGGAGTCCGAATCGATCGCCGCCCAGGTCGCCAGCCACATCACCTGGTCGATCCGCCGCAACGCCGATCCGGCCGGCCCGTGGCTGCCCGGCGCCGAATTGCAGACCGACCCGAACTCGACTGCCGACAGCCTGTCGACCTACGAGCAGCTTATGCGTTCCGAGCCCGGCGCTGTGTTCGACCTCCGGCCGTTGGAGAGCGTCGAAGTCAACACCGCCGGCCGTCCGACCGACCAGTTCGACCCCTACATCACGTCTATGATGCGGATGGTCGGCTCCGGCGTCGGCCTCCCGCTGGAGCTGGTGCTTCTGGATTTTTCGAAGACGACCTACGCCAGCGCCCGGGCGAGCCTTCTGCAGGCCTACCGGACGTTTCTGTTTTGGCAGCGGTTCGTCCGCGTCCGAATGATCCAGCCGACCTACGACCGCTGGATGGCCGGCTGGATCGCCTCGGGCGACCTTCGCCCGCTGGCCGGCGGCCGGTCGTACAAGCTGAAATTCTTCCCGCCCAGATGGGCGTGGATCGACCCGCTGAAGATGGTGCTGGCCAAGAGCAAGCAGATCTCCGCCGGCGCCGGGACGCTGGAGGACTGGATCAGCGAGGAGGGCGAGGTCGCCGAAACGATCTGGGCCGCCCGCCAGATGGAGCTGGATGAGCTCCGCGCCCGCAGGATCCCGACGACCACCGCGCCTGAAAATCTGAGCGCCAACCAGGAGTCCGACGAATGAACAAGACATCCGCGCCGGTAATCATGGAGGCGATCAGCGCCCTTCCCTGGGCGATGGAGCGCAAGACTCTCACGAGCTTCGCCGACCTGATCTCCCGCCACGCCGCCGGGGTTCGCCTCTCGGCAGACGAGGTCGCCGCTGTCGTCGCCGCCCGCAACCCCGACTCGACCGTCGACCGCGGCTACCGGATCGAAAATTCGGCGGCGATCGTGCCGGTCAGCGGCGTAATCGCCAAGCACGCCCGCCAGGTCAACGGCGCCTCCCAGCCCCGCGGGACCTCGGTGGAGGTTTTGAACAAGGCGCTGGCCAAGGCCGTCGCCGACGACCGGGCCAAGCGGATCGTGCTGCACATCGAATCGCCCGGCGGCTCGGTCGCCGGCCTGGCCGATTTCGCCGATGCGGTGTACGACGCCAACGCCGCCAAGCCGGTGATCGCCTACGCCGACGACCTGTGCGCGTCTGCGGCCTACTGGATCGGCTCGCAGGCGTCGCGTTTCTACTGCAACCAGACCGCGATGGTCGGCTCGATCGGCGTCTACGCGCTGATGCTCGACTCGTCGCGGGCGGCCCAAAACCAGGGCTTCAGGTTCGTCATCGTCCGCAGCGGCCCCCACAAGGGCGTCGGCGAGACCGGCGTCCCGATCACCGACTCAAACGTCGAGGCCTACCAGACGGAGATCGACCGCTATTTCGCAACGTTCAAGTCCGCGGTCATGCGCGGCCGCGGCCCCCGCGGCCTGACAAGCGGCTCGCTGGACGAGCTGGCCGACGGGCGATGCTTCATCGGCGCCGCTGCGGTCGATTTGAAGCTGGTCGACGGCGTCAAGACCCTCGCCCAGGCGGTCGCCAGCTACGCCCCCCGCCCCAGGGCCGCATCCGAAGAAATCGCAGAAACCACGGCGTCGAGCCGGTCAGCCATTGAAATTGAAAACGACCTCGGACCGGCCGCCCACGATAACCCCGAAATCGAGGTCGATGGAGACAAAACTATGAATAAGGACGAAAAATCAACCCAGGCCGACGCCGCGGCGACAGACGCCGCCGTCGCCGCCGAACGCGACCGCGCCTCGGCGGTATCGAAGATCCTCGCCGGCCGGCCGGAGCTTTTGGAAAAGGCGATCGCCGACTCGGCGTGCGGCCCGACCGAGGCCGCGGCGATGTTGGTCCCGGCCCTGGAGGCCCGGATCGCCGACCTCGAGCAGGCCAACGCCTCACTGCAGGCCCGCCTCGACGAAATCGCCCAGTCCGGCGCCTCGGCGCTGCGGATCGCGGCCTCCGACGACGAGGCCCCGCCGGCGGACGAAAGCCAGGCCCCGACCGGCGACGACGGGAAGTGCGCCACGTACGTCGCGGCTGTCAAGGCCGCGGCCGCATCGGGCAAGACCCTCGGCGACGCCTACGCCGCCGCCGGCGACCGGCTGCCGGAGTCTCACGCGGCCTACATCGCCGCCGGCAGCCCGCGCATCGACCTCGGCTGACCCGCGCCGCCGGCGGGCCTGAACCCACTACCAAAAAACACGAACTTCAGGAGCACTGAAAAATGGCAAGAGCATACAGTAACGAAATTCCGACCTTCGCCGCAGGTGAGGCGTTGGCCGCCGACCGGCTCGTGCAGTTGTCGGGCGGATCGCTGGTCTACGCCGACAGCAACGACGAGCCGATCGGCATAACCGCCAACCTCGCCGCATCCGGCGCGAACGTCGCGATCACGCCGATAAACGCCTCGGGCGTCGTCCGCGTGACGGCCAGTACGTCGCTGTCGTCGGGGGACGCGATCTACGCGGCCAACGACGGCAAGGTCACGCCGCTGGCCGCCGGCCGGCGGATCGGCACGGCCCTCCAGGCCGCGACCGCCGACGGCCAGGTCATCCCCGCGATGATCAACACGTTCAGCGGCGACGAGCTGCTGATCTCCAGCGGTACGATCAAGTTTCAGGAGGATTTCCTAACCGGCAGCCTGGAGGACGGCCACAAGTTTTCGACGAGCGCCAACAAGAGCGACTGGCTGGTGACGACCGTCGACGGCGACAGCGACGGCGGCGAGTCGGTCAACGTTGCCGACGACGCCCACGGCGGCATTTTGGCGATCGTCAGCAACGACAAGGCCAACGACGCCGAGCAGCTTCAGCTCAACGGCGAATCGTTCAAGCTGCAGTCCGGCAAGCAGCTCTACTTCGAGACGTCTTTCGCCGTCGAAGACGTCAGCGCCACCGACCTGTTCATCGGCCTGGCGATCGCCGACACGACCGTCCTGGGCGGCGTCAGCGATCGGATCGGCGTCCAGATGCTGCACGACGGCAACATCAAGGTCCTGGTCGAGAAGGACGGAACCGAGACGCTGACCGACACCGGCGAGGACATCACCGACGGGACGCTGGCGACGTTCGCGACCAAGTCGGTCAAGGTCTCGATGCTCTACGACGGCGACGCCGACGAGGTTCTGTGCTTCGTCGACGACGTCTACGCTGCGACCCTGGCCGCTGCGAACATCCCCGACGACGAGGCGCTGACGCCGACGATCGCCATGCTGGCGGTCGGCGCGGCCGCCGAGACCGTCTGGGTCGACTACTTCAACATCGCCGCCGAGCGATAAGCCGCCCCCCGTCCGGCCCGGCGGCGAACGGATTCGCCGCCGGACCCGGCCGGAGCACACTGCCGAAAATGAAAAAACAACCGGCCCCGGCCGGAAAGCGTAAGGAGACGCAATTATGAGACCCAACGACAGCAACGCAGTCCTCCGTCGGGACCTGGCGCAGGTGGCCAGCGAATACGACGCCGAGGCCGCCCGGCGGTTCGGATTCATCGGCCTTCAGGTCGCCCCGATCATGCCGGTGACCGAGGAGACCTCCAGTTATCCGGTGATGCAGCGGGAGAATTTCCTGAAGCCCTCGACCACCGCCCGCGGCGCCGACGGCAGCTACCCGCGGATCGTCGGCGAGTTCGACACGCAGAACTACACCTGCGAGGAAAACGGCCTGGAGTACCCGCTGGACGACAAGAAGGCCGCCCGGTACGCCACGTACTTCAGCTTCGAGCGTCACGGCGCCCGGATGCTGCGCCACCAGATCCTGTTGGCCCAGGAGATCCGGATCGCATCGCTGATCCTGGACGCCGCGACGTTCACCGCCGCCGACGCTGCTACCGCCTGGTCGACCGCCGCGTCGGCCACGCCGATCGCCGACGTCCTGGACGCCTGCGAGACCATCGAGTCCAAGACCGGCATGCCGCGGGAGATGTTCAGCCTGATCTGTCCGCGGACGGACTACCGCTACTTCGTGCAGGCCGACGACACCAAGGCCCAGTTCCAGAGCACCTACAACATGTCCGACGGAGTGATCCCCGCGCTGCTGCAGCGCAGCCAGATCGCCGCGATGCTGGGCATCAAGGAGGTCCTGGTCGCCGGCGCCGGCTACGACACCGCCGGCGAGAAGGCGGCCGAGTCGCTGAGCCAGATCTGGGCCGCCGGCCACGTGATGGTCGCTGTCCTGGGCAACGAAGGCGACGACCTCGAGGAGAACCCCTCGATCGCCCGCACGATGCTCTGGACCGAGGATTCGGCCGACAACGTGGTGATGGAGTCCTACCGCGAGGACAAGGTCCGCGCGACGATCCTGCGGGCCCGCCACAACACCGACGAGGTGCTGACCGCCGAGCCCGACCTGATGGGCCAGTTGATCGACACCGCCCCGTAGTCTCCGACCATGCGGTGCGGACGGTTTGTCGCCCGCACCGCGTGAAGACATTTCGCCGGTTCCGCCGGCCGGTGTCGGGAATGGAAGCCCGCCCGGCCGGCGAACTGCGAAAACGGCAGGTAAGAGGCCTGCCTGCCGGCAGGCAGGTGAGAGGTGAGGTGAGAACGACTCTAACCTCTAACCTCTAACCTCTAACTTCTAACCCGCCGCACAAAGGAAGGCGAAACCGATGACAAGACCCCATAAAACAATCCTGGCCGCGGCGATGCTGGCCGCGGTTTCGGCGTTGGGCGGATGCGCGATGGCGGTCGCCGACATGGACGTCGACGCCGCGATCGCCCAGGCCGCCATGATCAACGTCGAAAACGTCAAGACCGTTACGGCCGACAAGGCCGCCGCCCACGACCGGGCCGCTGCGAAACTCGAAGACGAACTGACAAAGAGAATCTCGGCAAGTCGCGGCGGCGCGGCCGCGGCGGCGATCCTGGCCGGCTACCGCACGATGCGTGCCCGCCAGGCCGCCGCCCGCTCGGCCGACCTGGCCCAATACGCCGAGATGGTCGACAACGCGATGCTGATCTCCGAGCTGGTCGACCGCCGGATCGCCGTGCGTGCCCGCTGGCGTACGCTGATGGACCGCTACCCGCCGATTTCGCGGCTGCGGAGTTACGCCGAGGTCGAGGCCCGCCGCTACGTCGAGACCCTCGGCCGCGACCACGCGCTTCCGATGGCCGAAACACCAGGTGAGAGGTGAGAGGCCTGCCTGACGGCAGGCGGGTGAGAGGCCTGCCTGCCGGCAGGCAGGTTAGAGGTTAGAAAGCCGTTCTCACCTCTCACCCCTAACCTCTCACCCCTGAGCCCCTACGGAGAACAGATCATGGCAAACGAAAACGCTGAACCCGCCGCCGACGCCCCGACGCTCGACGAGCTCAAGACGTTGCTGACCGACCAGTTGATCTCGGCCAGGGAGACCGCCGCCCGCATCGCCGCGATAGAAGGCGCCCCCCCGGCCGCAGAGGCCGCGGACCCGACGGACTTTTCCGACTGCGCCCCTCCGCCTCCGATCGGCGGCCTGAAGACCGCCCGCGGCAGTGAGTCCGTCCGCCGCGCCGAGGTCTCGCTGACCGCGGCGTTCCGGGAAGTCGGCATAGCCGAGGCTGTCGCGTCGATCGTAGCCGATCTGGGCTCGGCGTTCGGACTAACGATTTGAGGTTAGAGGTTGAAGGTTAGAGGTTAGAGCCGTTTCTCTCACCCCTCACCTCTCACCTGCCTGCCGCCAGGCAGGCCTAACACTGGAAAGGAAACGAAAATGAAATTCCTGGCCGACTTTTTGAAGGGCAAGAAATCGTACCTCGCCGCGGCGGGCATCTTCATCGCGGCGTTGGCGGCATTCGCCGACGGTTCGATAGACTTCGGCGCTTTGGTCAACAGAGCGCTCGAGGCGTTGGCCGTCGTCGGCGTCCGGGCCGCGATCGCCAAGGGCGGGTCGAAATGACCCCCGAAGGCCTGCCCGACAATCCCAACGACCTGCTGGGCCTCGACTCCCCCGTCCGCGTCACATTGTCCGAGGCGGTCCGTCAGATCGCCACCGCCGCCGGATTCGCCGCCGCCGAGAAGGTCATGTCCGACCACGTCCGCCAGTGCCAGCCGCACGTTCACAATCGGCTGGGCGCCCTGGAGGATCACGTCGACGACCTGCGGATCTCGAGGGCGCGTCTGACCGGCATGATCGCCGCGGCGGGCATCCTCTCGGGCCTCTGCGGAGGCGGCGGCGTGGCCCTGGCGGTCAAGCTGCTGGGAGGCTGACCCATGACCATTTACGACATGATGGCCGACGACCTGGCCGCCACGGCGTTCGATGCGGCCGACGAGGCGACCCCGTGCGAGGCAATCGCGTACTCCGCGCCCGGCGTCGGCGACCTGACGTTCGACGCCCTGGTCCTGCCGGTCGAGATCGACGACCGCCCGGCGGCCGACCGCGAGGACACCGACGTGCGCATCCGCCGGATCGTTATTTTGACGGCCGACGCCGCGGCGCCCGACCGCACGAAGATCAACCAGGCAACCGTGACGCTTTCGGACGGCTCTGTCTGGAGCCTCGACCGGATCGAGTGGTCGCAGCCCGGCGCGTGGGCCGGCGTGTTCGCGCGGACCTACCGCCGCCGGCTGGCCGCCGGCCGCCCTACGATGGAGGACGCCTGATATGCCGGTAACCCCCTCGGGCCTGATCTCTTTTCCGCTGGCCGCCCTGGCCGAACTGCTGAGCGAGTGCTCTGCGTTCCAGTCGTGGGTCGGCGCCGCCGGCGCCGCCGAGGCGCTCGGCTCGGTCAAGTACCTGTCCCAGGACGACGACGCCGACAGCGACTCCGACGACCGGCCGCTGGCGGTCGTCGGCTGGTCTGACGACTTCGAGGCCGTCCGGGACTCCGAGCCCCCGCGCTACGATCACTCCGGCTCGCTCGAATTGATCTTCGAGGCGATGGCCGACGCCGGCGGCCACACGACCCAGTCCGACCGCTTTTTCAATTTCGCCAATTCGGTGGGCGCGGTCATGGCCGAGCTGGAGGAAAAATCCGGCCGCAACGGTTTTTTGCTGGTCAACGCGTTTCGAAAAATCGCCGGACCCGGCCGCCCGTCGGCCAAGGCGCTGAACGCCGGTCGGCTCGACGTGATCGGCATGGTCTTCGAGATCGACTGGGCCGAAAGGTGAGACGATTATGGATTGCGGATTTAAGATTTTAGAATGTAGAGTGGACGACGCAAACAACGGCGACGGCGGCGGACGATATGATAAAGCAGATCGACATCACGTACTCCGGCACTCCGGACCTGGAGATCGCCGAAAAGAAATCGCTGACCGAAAACGCGATGGTCGCCGCGATCATGCTGTGGCATCGGCGTTATCTGGCCGGCCACTTCTACGTCTCGGCCGAATCGAAATACGGCTACACCAAACGCAAGGCGAAGTACATCGCGGCCAAGAAAAAGCGGTTCGGCCACACCGACCCGCTGAAAAAGACCGGCAGAATGCAGCGCGAACTGAAGCGCAGGCTCGACACGCGCACGTACAACTTCAAGAAAAAGGGCCGCGCCCGCGGCACCATGTGGGCCCGCGTCCTGAATCTCTACTCGAAGCCCTCGGCCCCTCACGACATCAAGCGCGAGCTGGTGGAGATGACCGATCGGGAGGTCGCCCAGTTGATGCGGACGGTCCGCAAGGGCGTCGAGACCCGATTCAAGCAGTCCAAGAACCGGAAAAAGACGACCGTCGGACGGTAGACAACAGCAAACGACAGGTTAGAGGTGAGAGGTTAGAGGTTAGAAAGTCGTTCTCACCTCTCACCTCTAACCTCTCACCTGGCGACTGAAAGGAGCCCAACCATGGCTCAGAAAGACAGACTCACTCAGGGGATCGTCACGTGTGCGACCCCGTCGCTTTCGATCGGCGGCCTGACGGCCCTGTCGGCCTCGCCGGGCGTTTCGCTTGACAGGGCCCGCTCGGCGGGCGTGGATATCGAGCATGTGGCGGTCATGGCCGCCCGCCCGTCGATCCGATTTTCGAGCCTCTCGATCGCCGACGTGCTGGCCTCGTGCGGCGTCTCGGGTCTGGAGTGCACGACGCTCAAGGCGATCTTCCAGAAGCTTGTTCCCTACGGTACCAGGACCTCGGCGACCGCCCAGTCGATCTCGCTGGCCAAGGCGTTCATGCTGCCGCGGACGATATCAGCGACCCAGGAGTCGCAGGCGTCGATCGACGTCGAGGCGTTCGCGATCTCGACCGACGGCGCCGACCCGACGACCCTCTCGGCCGCCGACACTCTCCCGGCCGGCGCGGGCGCCTCGGAGGTCTTCACGATGGGCCCGGTCAGCATTAACGGCACCAGCTACGACCTCGAGTCGGGGTCTCTCGACTTCGGAATCGCCGAACGGATCGAGGCCTCCGAGGGCCACGCGTTCGCCGAGCAGGCGTGGATCGAGACCCGCGACGCGGCCTTCACGCTCGGCAGCCGCACCGGCTACACGCTCAACGACCTGGGCATCGTCGGCGAGGAGCTGACTGCGTTCTCCTGGTACCTGCGGAAGCTCGCCGAGTACGGAACCCGCGTCGCCAACGGCACCGCCGAGCACATCAAGTTCACCGCCACCGGCTACGTGCACGTTGACGACGTAAGCGCCGACCCGAACACGACGATGAACACGGCGATCACGGTCACGCCCGTCGGCGCGGTCACGATCGACGAAACGTC